CTGCAATCATAAACGCTATGCTCATGGTAAGAGCAGAGTGCACCGGAGAGCTGTAGTATAAATCTATTAAATAATTAGGGAAGGAATTTGCCTCACCTAATGTTACCCATCCCTTTGGTGTCTCTTTCTCGTTAGCTTCCTGAGGCATTGCTGCGCCAAGATTAACTAACATAGGTGCCGCGTGTTTTATTTTATCCATTGTATGCAATGTCTGAATCTATGGTTAGGTTAGGCTCTGTAAATCGGGGAGTAGTTAAATCTTCTACTATTAAATAACCAATCTGTATTACCCCTTCCACAACAGCATCTGTAGGATCTAAGTTAGTGCTGCTATTCTGCCCATAAACTACGTAGCTAAATCTCGCTGGGTAGTTAATTAGTAGGCTCGCAGCTGTTGGTGTGTTGGCATTTGTGCCGATTTGAATGGTAGTGTACCTATCATTCTGAGCTATCTGAATAGGGATAGCGTAAAGCTTCTCAAGTGTCTGCTCGTTAGTTAATTCAAGCAGGTAATGCGTATAGGTATTAGCAAGCAAAAGCTCCCCTTCCTTTAGACTAAGGTAGAGGAGCTGTGCTGCTGTATTTTTTAGTAAGTATATCATGCTTTAAATATAGCACAATTTTACTTACAATGTAGCGCCTACTACAGTAACTGTAGCGAAGTCTTGAAATGGAGTATCTCCTGCATCCTGATCTAACAAGTATGCTTTATCTTTCTCCTCGCCAGTAAGCGTAATTGTATATCCTGACATGTCTCCCTTGGCTGTGCCACTTGCTGTAGTAAAGGCAGTTACCTCTACTCCATCTTTGTAGCCACACATCCAAATGTTATCGTTATTATCCTGTACGAATAAAACGTTACGACCTTTAGAAATGTTCTGTAATTGTAGTGAACGTGCAGCAGTCATGCCATGAAACATAGCTACAATAGTTTGTGTGTAATATACAGTGCCATTCTCGATGCTGATAGCAGCCTCTTCTGTGAATGATCCTGTGTGCTTAGGTAGCTCAAATTCGTAAACATCTCCTGTATTAAGAGCAGTAACTAAGTTAGTTCCTCCGTTAATAGTAGCAGTGTTCGCAAATGTAGCGTAATCTCCTAAGTAGATGGCTTTAATGCCTCCAATCGCCTCTTTACATGCGATCAATATGCCAGCGGTAGTTAGACAGCTCATAATTATTTTTTTTTATTTAGTTAAATATTCTTTGCAAAGAATGGGCAGCTATTAGCTAACCCACTCTTTTAACAAAGGAGTATTATTTAGTTATCAAATCCGATAACGATATCACCTAAAACAGCGTATTGAACACCTGCACGGAAGCGCATAGCCATTCTCACGTTATCAGATGCATCAGTAAAGCTCATATCTACTACTTTCACCTCGTTGAAATCTGAATTCAAATCAGTTCCGAAAACTAAGTTCTCAGGTGTAGCTAAGATAACTACTGAATCAGAGATACCTGGGCAAACATATACATCATAGCCATTGAATAACAATGGAAATGTAGTAGTTCCTTGATAAGTCATTAAATAACCCGAAGCGGCCAAAGCTTGGCGGTAAAGTTGAGCAGTCTTACGGTTAACGTAGATCTTCAAATCAGGTGAACCTACCAATGTAGCAGGCAATGCATCTGTACATAATTGCAATTTAGCAATTACGTTAGTAGCATCCAAAGAAGTTGTAAAGTCAACATCCGGTGTACCACCTTTACCAGCATCAATTAAGTACTGCAATCCGTTGAATCCTGTGAATCCTGAAGATGGCCAGTTACCTTTCCAAATATTGCACTCAATCTCTTGTGCTACTTTAGCAGCCAAGTGAGAAATTAAGAAATCAGAGAAGTTAGCAGGAACTACATCGTTGATAAATCCACGACCTGTTTGAGAAGCTTCCCAATCACGTGTAAATTCTGCTTTACAAAGTTGGATATTAACCATAAGGTCAGTAACCGTTAATACCTTCTCAGTTAAAGCTAAGGTAGAAGTAGAGTTGTCAAAGTCGCAAGTTGCAGCTTTAACTAATCCTGTTGAAGCAAGAATCTTAAGTACAGCTTTGTACTTTACATTCTCTTTTACAGTGATGTAGTTGTTTGCAATAGTATCCCCTGAAAGGACAGCTGCTGCAATGTACGGTAGCGCTAATTCGCCAGCGTAGGTTGAGGTGATGGTCAAGTTATCAGCCATGTTTTTGTTTTTTTGTTTTTGTTTTTAGTTGTTTTTGTATCTTGCTACTATAGCACGAGTTCTATCTTCGATGTTACTCATTGCTGTAATGTTTAAAGGTGCTTGCGGTGCAGCTTGACGTGCCTGCTTTACAGTTGTCGCAGCTGGTGCTTTACTAAGCTCAGTAATCTTAGCTTCTGCAGCGCTTAGCTTAGCTTCGAATTCAGTGATGATGTTATTCAACAATCCTTCTACTTGCTCTTTAGAATAGCTTTCAGCTACCTCTTGAGCTACTGCATCAGCAGGAGCTACAGGCTCTTCAGTCATTCCCTCAGCCATTGATTCGATTACACCATTAACAACCATCATAGTGATGCCGCTGTCTAATGTGTACTCTCCATCAGCAAGAGGTGTAGGATTGCCTGAAGCATCCATTACGAATACATCTACTCCTTCGGCAAATGCATCAGCACTTGAGTAGATCATAGTACCATCAGCTAAAGCTCCTTCTGCAGCCATTACTACCTGAGTAGCTTCCGGTGCAGTCTCTTCTACTGATAGCTTTATCCCATGCTTACTAAGCATAGGAGTGAATTTGTTAAGAATGTCTTGAATCATGTTCATTGTGTTATATTTATTAGTGGAAAAAATTAAGAATTCATTTCAAGCTGCTCAGCCAATTCAGCTAATAGCTTCTCTAAGTCTTTCTCTTGCACTTGCGTTTCACTCATTGGAGCAAACCACCCCTCTATAGAGAATCCTTTAACCTCGCCATTTTTGACAGCTTGCCAGGTAGCTTCATCATCTACTTTTACCCCTATCATCCAAGTCCCTTCAGGAAGTTCGAAGCCTAAGTTCATGCTCTTATCATGAGCACCCATAGTAACCCATGACTCTACTACTGTAAGATTATTTACAGGCATCTCATGCTGAATAGTATGGTTATGGTGCATGTTACGTTTAAGGAACTCCTGAGCTGTTTGCTCTATAGTCTGTGTAGAGTAAGTGATGTAATACTTTTCGCCATTACCATCATATCTAACTATAGGCTGATTAGGAATTAAAGCAGGGCCGTAGAGCATGCGCTTCTCTCCATCTTCTACTTGAGCAAGTAATAAGTGAGCTTTAGATAGTGCTACAAAGTCTACCATTATAGCAGGCTCACTAACAAGGCTCACAGCGTATACGCCCATGTTATCCTCTTCCTCGCCTAAGCCATACTCTATTAATTTCAATTTATCATTCATGTCATTGCTTTTTTAGTAGTGGAAAAATTCTATAAATGTGATTGGTCTATTATTTTTTGGCGTGCCTCTAATGCGTTAGCTACGTTACCTGCTAACACATAGGTTTCTGTGCTGCCTGGTGCATTAACTTGCATATTAGCTCCGCTGAAATCTATAGCAGGTGCGTTAGCTCCTCCTCCCGTTGGTGCATTTAGATTGCCATTACCTCCACCTGAGCCACCACCACCAAATTGAGTTTGATTAATCTTAACTATGTTAGCTATACCTGCTGCTGCTATTGCTGCTGCTTTAATAAAGTTAGTTCCTTTAAGTTGGTCTTGTGGTACAGCTAACTGCTGAACTATTCCGCTTGCCATAGCTATCGTAGCTTGAGCTTTCTGCAGTAATTTGTTTCGCTCAAATGCTTTGCGCTGGCTTGCCTCATCTCCTTTAGCAGCTGCCTGATTCAAACTCATTAACGCATCTAATCCAAGCGAAGCCATTTCAAAGCCTGCCTGAATGTTAGCCATACGTTTTTCTGCATCTTCCTTTCTATACTTCTCTTTAATCTCATTCTCTTTCCGAGCTTGTTCTGTGACTAAAGCTGCTGTATCTAATCCCGATGCTTTAGCTTGAGATATAAGCTGCTGATAATACTCATCATTAGCTATTAACTCTTGCTGTTGCTTAGTATATTGCTGCATGATATTGCCCTTATCTGCTGCATCAATAATACCTTGTAGTTCTTGCAGCTCTTTTGCCTTATCTTTTTTCTTTTCTGCGGCGGCCTCATCTTCTTTTAACTTTTTTTCATCTGCTTTGTCTTGCTCTATTTTATCATATTTATCAGTAATAATTTTCAACTCAACCGCTTGAGATTTTTTCAATTCCGCTAATTCAATTTCGCTTTTTTTAGCCCTTTCATAAGTTTTTAATTCTTCTGTTTGCCTTTCTTTCAAAATTATAATTTCCCTTTCCTCATCAGGTAAAAGAGACCTTTTAACATCTAGCATATTTTTCTCAATAGCTAAGACATCATCTGCTAACTTCTTAGCTGCCGCATCTGCAGCGCTCTTACGCTCGGCTTGTTTAGCTTTATTTGCTGCTATTCTCTCAAGTTCTTTCTCAGTTTTAACTTCTTCTTTTGCGGCTATGCCAGCATTCCAAATTAGATCCTTATCTTTTTGCAGGCCTGCAACTTGATTTAGTAAACCCTCTCTTTGTAATCTTAGTTTCTCTACTAAAGCTGCATTGCCAGCTTGTTGAGCTCTTTGCATTTCTAGGGCTAGCTTAGTAGTTTGCTCATGAAGTTTTCTTTGTTCTTCAGCAATTTCTTCAGTCTGATTTTTATAAACGCTAAAGGCTTCATTTTGGAGCAGCTGTTTATTATACTCATCATCTTTAGCTCTCTTAATCTTATCTACTAAATTCTTCGTATCACTATAAACCTTAATCCTCCTATTGTCGTATTCGCTAATAGCTTGTAATTGTGCCTGCTGCGCTTCTAAAAATTTAACCTTATCATCTTCTGCGATGGCTATTTTCATAGCTGCCTCAGCCTGATATTGTTTATTTTTTAATATATCTAATTCCGTCTTTAATATCTGCCCACCTCCTGCGCCTAAAGCTTTCTGTGTTACTAGCTGTCTATTTAATGCTTGCTCTCCAGCTTTTAAACTTTCAACTTGCTTATTTAAATTCTCAAGCATCTTGCTCTTTCCTGTAACAAAATCGCTAAGCTCTTCCCAGTAAGCTATTACAGCTATAAGTACACCCACTAAAATAAATATAGGATTTTTATAAAGTGTAACAGCTAAAGCTTTTGCTCCTTGCACTCCTGCCTGAAACGCTGCCTTCATTCCACCTGCTAAAGCTTTAGTATCTATGCGCCCAAGATTACCGCTAAAATTTTGAATCGAATGAGTTAAGCCTTCAAAGTCTAAGTTATGTAATTGCTCACCCATCATGCCGAATGAGTTTTGCAATCCTTCAACTGCTGGCCCTGTATTAGAATTAACAGCGTTAGCTGCATCATTCATCTGATTCTTTAACTCAGCCATTTGCAGAGTTAAGGCTTTAAACTCCTCTGTGTTTGGCTTATACTGCTCTTGCTGTTTTTTTAACTCGCTAAATTGCTTAGCTAATGATTTAACAGCCTCTTCTGTTTTAGTGGCACTATCATCTGTTTTCTTTAACTCTGCATTAATTTGCTCTAGTCCCTTAAAAGTACCATCATCGTTAAAGATGAGTTTTAATATCATTTCTTGTGTAGCCATTATATTACGCTATAAATTGTGAATGTAATTAAGCTAAGTAGCCCTATACTTATAGTGTAATTAATAGCTCTTATTTGCCACACCTTACGCCTTGCATGGTAGATACCACTAGCATGCTTAAACTCTTTGCTCTTTCCCTGCACTCCTGATCTAAGTAAAGTCATACTAAGTATGATGTCATTCTGTGGATTTGTCATATTATAGGTGTACGTTGAAATTTAGATTGTGTGTATTGAATAGTGGCGCTAATCACTGCAGTTTTACCCACTACGGTAGCCTTAACGTAAGGTGCTATCTTATTACTAACTACAGGCATGTATAAATCAAATAGACCGCTACCCCACCCACTATTAAACTGATTAACTAAAACAGGAGTAGAGCTATATTGAGTTACTTTATCTTTCCAAATCATAGTACTAAATTCTAAGCTTGCTTCCTTGCCTGTAAAATCAGTTACATTATAATCATATTCCATGATAGAGATATAAACCTTTATCATCCAAACGCTCTCAGTAGGCATAGCTATAGTGCCGTTATCAATGCCGTCTAAGAATAAATCTACTTGAGTAGGATTAGCAGTAAGCTCGCCTAAACCCATCAGCTGAATAAACCCATGTTGGCTTCTGCCTGGTATTGTTGTTCCAAAGTCTGAGGTACCATCCCACCAAGTGCCACCTCCAAAGTGAACACCTCTCACATCAGCTTCTGCCCATCGGCCCATTACGGTAGTACCTTCTAAGTTAGGCCTGATAAAGTTGCGATAGCCTAACGCTTGGCTGTAGTTATTGTTAGGTGCAATGCCATGCCCTAAGCCACTAACGAATATGCGCTCATTGTTATTTTCTATTTCAGCTCTATTGACGTTGCCCATACCGGTAGCGCTCTTCTGATTACCACTTGTATTAGTGATATTGCTACCTCCTACGTTATTGGGGCTGCTAATTATGCCAGGTGTTCCATTAGTTGTAGTAGTAGCATAGCATCTACCTTTAGCTGTAGTCCATGTATAGCCATAAAACTCACAGCACTCTTGTGATCCGTAGCTAGTATTACCATCGTAATCCAAAAACTCTACTGCTCCTGTGCTTACGTTAATGGTAGATGGTGTATACTGGCAAAGCGCGCCAATGTCAAGTAACCGGATAAGCTTGCACTTTGTTACTTGCTCATCCGCTACTATGTAATCGGTTAGCTCTATGACTCTCCAAAAAGAATCCTTAATCCAAATCTTATCGTTAAACTTTAGCCCAAATACATCGGTTACGCTTAGCTTAAAATAAGCCTCCATTAT